TTCCATTCAGAGGTCTCGAACAGGAACGTGGACGCGATGTGCGGAATGCCCGGACAATGGCTGCACGGACAAACCTCCCACACGGTCCTGAATCGATTGTAGCTTCGTATCTCAGCGGCATTAAAGGCAAGAACGCCGCGCAACAGGGCGATATTCTGAAAGAACAGGCTGGAGTTGAAGGTCCGGCACCCAATCGTAAGGGATACAGTGGTGGAAAGACCCGTCGTCACCGTCGGTCTCGTAAAAGTTTAAAGAAGCGCAGATACTATAAGTAATGACTGTTCTTCGCACATGGGGTAAGCACTTGATTCTTGACGCCGCAAGGTGCTCACCAAAGATGATTGGCTGTCCGATTGTGATTGGTAACTTTGCACGCACTCTGGTCAAGCGTATCGACATGGTTCCATATGGCGAGCCTCAGGTTGTCATGTTTGGGACCGGCAACAAGAAGGGGTATACGCTCGTTCAGTTAATTGAGACATCCAATATCACCGCTCACTTTGTGGAAGAGAACAACTCCATGTATTTGGATGTGTTCTCCTGCAAGGATTTTGATCCTGAGGCTGTTAAGGAGGCTGTCAATGAGTTCTTTGATGCTCAGAAGTTTAAGACCAAGGTACTTCTTCGTCAGGCACCGGTTGAGCAGCTGCGCTAAGTACTCACTGAAGGGTGTTGTAGTGGGATGAAATGTATACAGAATTCTTATATCCAAGTGCATGAAGCTTCTCTGTTGCCATACGGGCTCTATGACCGGTGTTGCAATATGAAACAATGCGTATTCCCTTGTCTGGATAGCGAGAAGGCATCTCTTTATCCAAATCAGCGCTTTGAATATGAACAGACCCTGGGTAAAAGCCCAATGTACTTCGTTCAAGATCAGTACGTACATCTAAGATTACATCAACTTCACCGGACTTGATGCGCCGCTTCGCTTCTTGGGAAGAAATACGATATTGAGAATTGACGGCATAGTTGTAGGCAAATCCAACAATAATGACAATAAGACCTATAGCGATGACTATCCTGAGATTCTTCATTATGTATAGATTCTTTAAAAATCCATCAGACACTGACCCGTTGTTGTGCGTGTTCCATCAGGACACTTTGTAGCCTTAGGCGTTGCAGAAGGCATTGTAAAGTGTTCGGGGATAACGCGCTGGAGGACCCAGAACGCAAGGGCAACACCAAGGAAATATAAGAGCCATTTAGAAGCGCGAGTCATTTATCTTAGAAGTAGGTTTTCTTCACCCAGTCGCGGTCAGTCTTGAATGTCTTTGCACGGGATGGAGACGTGGTCTTATTCAGCACCGCAATTGCATTCAACTTTCGCAAGGTTGACAGACGACCATACGCGCCCACGGCCTGTGCAAGAGCAGCATGACGCTGACTTGCAGAATCCGTTGCCGCATATCCCTTTGAGGTTAGATCGCCCTTCTTGAGGGGACCGATCACAGCCGGACCTACTCCCTTGGCACCGCGATCCTTAACACAAGTTGGTTTAACGCGGTAGGTTGTTCCGCGCTTCAAGAGGCGACCGATGAATGACTTCTTCTTACGCGTAGCAGTGTATCCTTCGCGACGGATCTTACCAGGCGGGCAACCCTTCCCCCCTCGAAGAAGACTGGCTGATTTTATATCGTCCTCGTGCATTAATAACTCTCACTATTTTTCCGATTAGGGCACGTTGAACACCCCTGCTTAGGAGTCGGTTCTACCTTCCACATGTACATAAAAAATACGATTAACGCGATAAGAACAACACCTAGCATCACCATTTACTTACTTTGACAGAATCGCTTCGGCACACTCAGAACACATGAACTCTCCAGTTGAGTCATAGACGGTCTTGTACATAAAGTACTTGTAGTCTAGACTCTTACAGAAAGTGCATTCAAACTTTTCCTTTTCGACCGCAAAGATCTTACAACTGTATCTCATTCCAAAGTAGCACTCGGGGCAGATGATCTCATTACACTGTCTGCATCCGAATGTCCTCTTGAATCCGTACTGGGCGTGAGTCTTCATCTGAGTTGAGCAAATTGGACAGGACATTTTATCCACCTCCCTTTCTTAAAACCAAACCAAATCCATTTTAGATTTAAAACGGACGAGTTTTGATATAGTGAATAGATATCCACCATGGGGATTCCATACTATGTCGCATCGCTTTTGCGAACTCACAAACATATTCAACAGGAAGTCGGGAATACAGCACTTGAATGTGATGTATTGGGTCTTGACTTCAATGCCTTCATCCATACGTATCTGAAACCTGAGAACCCCATCGGAAGTGTCGTAATTGCATTGCGGAACTTCTTACGGGATGTTGTTCATGCGAAGAAGATTCTGATTGCGTGCGATGGCTTAGTCCCTTATGCAAAGATTGTCCAGCAGAGGTATCGTCGCATGAAGCATCCCGAACCGTCCTTGTTTGACAAGAACCAGATCTCCCCAGGCACGCCCTTTATGGTTGAACTAGAAGACACTCTTCGATTCTGCTTTCCTGAGTGCATTCTGTCTGGAACGGACGAGCGAGGTGAAGGAGAGCACAAGATCTTTACGTGGTTAAGGACTCTTCCCGAGGAGGAACGACGAAATATCCTGATCTACGGAATGGACGCAGACCTTGTTCTGATTTCTGTAGCCCAATCGGATCTTGGTCCGATCAAGCTGGTTCGTGAAAATAAGGATTCGGGGTATTCGACCTTTGATGTTGCGGCACTTCGCCGTGTATTGCCATTGGATCCTGACTTGTGGGTCCAAATGTGCGTGATGTGCTTTGGTAATGACTTTATGCCGACGATTGCAATGTTCTCCTTGCGTGAGGACGGATATAACCGAGCAGTGCACTATATGAAAAAGAAGGATCTTACGGCAGCCGCAAAGGATGAGAAGGCAGTCTTGATGAAACGTGCCAAAGATACAGATCGACATATTATTTCTCGCGATGGTCATGCGTTGGAGGCCCGTATGGGTCTTCATCTCATGGATGGTGTGATTGACTGGAATAAGGTGGTCTTTGCATTCTGGAAGACTTATGCATGGACCCTTCACTACTTCAAGACCTCAGAGGTTCTTGACTGGTGCTGGCATTATCCGTATGCAGAGGCTCCTCTGATGGAGGCGTTAAATGAGTTTGATGTATCCTATATCTTTGAATGGGAGCATGCAGATCCACCGTTTGGAATTAAAGAGCAACTGGATTTCATTCTTCCGGGTCGTGGAGTCTTTGAGGATGAGATGTACGATGAGGGTCCCGATTCCCGTCATGCATGGATGAAGGCATACACATGGGAGACAGATCCGTTGATTTCACTACCCTGGAATCCATCCAGTATGCCTACACACGTCTCTTACCTCCGAATCTGAAATCGACCTCCACTGAGACCCATACGAGGAGCCGCTCGAGTATCCATTCGTATAGGAGTTGGTGCTTCACTCTGCGGGGACTCGAATGCCTGACCCGGTAATACAACTACATCTTCAGAAATATCAGCTTCAAAGTTGTTTTCATATTTTCGAGTGTATTCAACTTCAATTTTTGACATTTCATTGATCTTTTTGAGTGACGTAAGTCCAGAAGCATCCTGCATCGTCCGCCAGAAACGCCGAATATGATTTAGGTATGCAGCGCGATAATCCTTAGCCGGTCGGGTTTTTATGTTGTTTCGTAGGGTTTCAAAACAAGCTGCTACGGTTGGATGAATGGGTTTATTCAGTCTCCGGTTCACAGAGTTGTGAACCCGAAATGTGAACAGTAAGAATTCACTCCTTGATGTAAGCATTTGAGGGTATGATCGTCGGTACCCTGCGAGTGCAGTTTCAAAGTGCTCCCTACAGCTAGGACATGTTATAGTTGACGCAAACATATCGAGCCACGTCTGTGTCAAGGTGATCTCGTATCCGGTAGGCGAGTCTGGATAGCATGAAGCAACTGAGTGGAGAGTCATCCACCCTAAAGGTCCCCAGATGGACGTCATTACTCTACTTCGCGACAATCATACCAGCTTCCATACCGCCTTCAAGAATCTCCCTTGCAAGTTGAGGTGGCGTTTTCGGATTCACAGCGATTCCAGATCCCTTAAGGTGTTCACGAACCTTGGCATCACTCATACTCTGCACCGTCTGCTTGATTGTCTTGCGCCGCGCCTTTGCACCTTTGTCGGTGAGGATTCGAAGAGTTCCTTTACGAACCGGCGGGGGCTTGGCCGGATCCTTAACACCTACAATTGGCTCATTTCCACCTCGCTTCCTAGTTCCCTTCATCACCCCGCGCGGGAAGGTTTTCATGGACTTGTGGCGACCAGCCTTTGGCACTGGATCCACATGGTCTACTTTCTGGATCTTGACGCCGGACATTACACTTATTCAAAACGGATAGATATATTTACAGCGAAGAGATACCCATATGAATACCATGACATCTGAATGGGAAGCAGTTCGTTCGTATTTTGCTAATGGTGTGCGTCGGATGGTGGATCACCAGGTCGATTCCTATGAGGACTTTATTCGCCACAAGATTCCCCTGATTATCCAGTCGACACCTCCGATCACAGTTTGGCACGAGCAAGATGAGACCATTAAGAAGTATAAGTACGAGTTTAAGTTATCGTTCGAGAATATCAGTTATATCAAGCCTCGCATTCAGGAGGCAACAGGTCGTGTGAAGCCTATGCTCCCTATGGAGGCACGCATCCGCAACTTCACCTACGCTGCACAGATGTATGTGGACATCCGCTTCGTAGCCAGAACTTACAAGGGTCCAAACCTGGACACCTTTGACGAGGAGTCGCGGGTGTTTGAGGGCATCAATCTTGGAAAACTTCCAGTTATGCTGGGATCTAGCCTGTGCCTGCTCAAGGACTACCCAATGAGCTTGGAGGAGTATGGTGAGTGTGCTCACGATCCTCTTGGCTATTTCATCATTCACGGATCTGAGCGCACGATCCTTTGTCAGGAGAAGGTGGCTGATAATCGGATCATGATCTTCCAGAACAAGAAGTCGGCATCCAAGCACCTCTATTCTGTAGAGATCAAGTCTCTTCACGAGTCCTTCACAATGCCCCCAAAAAAGCTGGAGATTCGTCTGAGCTCTAAGTTCAATGGATACGGCAACCCGCTAACTGCGTGTGTTCCCCGATTCCGTGAGGACATTCCGGTGGTTGTCTACTTCCGTGCACTGGGCGTCTTGACGGACAAGGAGATCACGAAGATCATCTGGGGATCCGTGGATGATCTCCACGCCGAGTTGTTGGCTGCGTCCTTCCGTGATGCATCCGAGCTTGGAGTCTTCACTCAACAAGAGGCGATTCAGTACCTGACAAGTCATCTGCAGTATGGCACCAACCAGGAGGACAAGTGTGCTTATGTTCGTCAGCTCCTGAACTCCGAGTTCCTGCCCCACGTCCGATTTGCAGGCGAGCTCACGACCACTCCGATTCACAATGCTCGTAAGACGATGCTGATGGGGTCTATGATTCGCCGACTCTTGCTCACCTACTGCAAGCAGATCCCTCTGGATGACCGTGATGCGTATCCGAATAAGCGCGTGGTGACGACAGGTGCTTTGTTGACTCATCTCTTCCGTCAGCTATTCCAGAAGGTCTGTAACGACACACGCAATGAGTTTGTCCAAGAGGTCAACAATGACTCCTGGAAGCGTGGTGAGGCTCCCCGTCCAATGGAGATCTTGAACGTGAACAACCTCTACAAGATTCTGAAGCTCTCAGCGATTGAGGGTAAGCTCAAACAGGCTCTCGCTACAGGCAACTTCACTGTTCAGGGTCTCGGTTCGGTTGCGTCCATGTCCAATGCTACAAAGGTGGGTGTTTCGCAGGTGCTAGGTCGTATGTCCTATGCAGCGACGCTGAGCCATTTGCGTCGCATCCAGACACCGGTAGAGAAGTCGGGCAAGCTCTTGGCGCCTCGTAAGCTCCACGGTACTTCGTGGGGATTCATGTGTCCAGTGGAGACTCCAGAGGGTCATTCGGTCGGTATCGTGAAGAATATGAGCCTACTGACCTCAATCTCTCAACATGTTCCATCAAGCACGATTCTGCACTTTCTCCAAGATGATAAGCGGATCGTCTGGATTGATACGCCCCGCGTGTATACGGGGACATCGATTACAGTCAATGGTGTGATCATCGGCTACACAAACAGCCCACACGAGTTGGTGAGTGCACTCAAGGCAGCTAAGCAGGTGCGCCGAATCCATCCGCACATCTCGGTTGCTTGGTATACCTTGATGAACAATCTGTCGATTGAGACAGATGGTGGGCGCTGCGTGCGCCCCGTGTTCCGCAAGGATGCTCCCCCGCCTGCTGATCGGTCTAGCTGGAATGAGTGGTGTAAGTCGTGCGTGGACTACATTGACTCGTCTGAGACGGAGACGCTCAGGATTGCCATGAGCAAGGATGAGATGACCGATACGCACACTCACTACGAGATCCATCCTTCGCTGATCGTGGGACATATGGCTTCGACGATTCCGCTGTCGGACCATAATCAGTCTCCTCGTAATACCTATCAATCTGCTATGGGTAAGCAGGCCATGTGCGTGTATGCTGGCAACTTTGCAAAGCGTCTGGACAAGAACGCCTATGTTCTATGCTCCATTGCCCGTCCGATTGTGGAGACCCGTGCCATGAACATCCTCAAGATGCATGAGATGCCCTTTGGCATGAATGCGATTGTTGCGATTGCGTGCTACGGTGGATACAATCAGGAGGACTCCGTCATTCTGAACAAGTCGGCAGTTAAGCGTGGCTTCTTCCGCGGTCTGTATTACGGGATGTATAAGGATGAGGAGCATCGCAACGTGACCTCGGGTCGTGAGGAGAAGTTCATGAAGCCTCAGAAGCACAATACGCGCAAGTATAAGAACACCTCCTACGAGGCAGTGTCAGATGCAGGTCTTCCGATCATCAACTCGGTCTTGCAGGAGAATGATGTGGTCATTGGCAAGGTCGTGAATCTTCGAAATGACGCTGCTGGATATACATTCCGTGATGCATCTACCACTCACAAGAACTCAGAGCCTTGTCGTATTGATGGTGTCTGGCAGGATAAGAACTCGGATGGTTATCCGTTTATCAAGGTGCGCACTGTCTCTGAGCGTATTCCGCAGATTGGTGATAAGGTCTCTTCTCGTCACGGTCAGAAGGGAACCATTGGAATGCTGATGGAGGAGGAGGATATGCCCTTCACAGCATCCGGTCTCCGTCCAGACATCATCATGAATCCTCACGCCGTTCCTTCTCGTATGACGATTGCACAGCTGATGGAGAACATCTTCGGCAAGATCGGTGTTCGTAAGGGAACGCTGGGTGATGGAACGCCGTATTCTCACCTTAAGGTGGAGGACCTGAAGAAGCACATGGTGGATATGGGCATGCATCCCTACGGCAATGAGATCCTCTATAATGGGCAGACCGGTGAGATGATGCAGGCTGAGATCTTCATGGGTCCTACCTTCTACCAGCGTCTCAAGCACATGGTGATTGACAAGAAGCATTCTCGTGCTCGTGGTCCAATTGTGTCCCTGACTCGTCAGCCGTGCGAGGGCAGGTCCCGTGATGGTGGTCTGCGTGTGGGAGAGATGGAGCGCGACTGTATGATTTCACACGGCATCTCGGTGTTTACCAAGGAGCGTCTGATGGATGTGTCCGACCCGTTCAAGACGGGCATTTGCAAGACCTGTGGCACTCTCGCCGTGGTCAATCCAGTGGAGGGAATCTACTCATGCGGTGCCTGTGGCAACAAGACTGACTTTGTGATGAAGACCTTGCCCTATGCGATGAAGTTGTGGATGCAGGAGCTTGAGGCGATGCATATTACACCGAGGATGCTACTGGAGTAGGATCTTCAGTATGAACCATGGTGTTTAGACTTTCCCCCGACGGAGACTTAACAAACCTAGGAGTAAGAGTCGACATCTTAGCAAACGTAGACCGACGCTTTAAAATGTAAATCAACCACACAGCGGTTACTGTAATTCCAACAATCGCTACAATTCCAATGGGCTCCATTTTTTACTTGTCGCGTTCAGTCTGAAAGTTTGTCTCTACCTTAAAACAAAATGCCTGAACACACTACACCCGCCGGAAACTCTGTCACCCCCGCCATGTCTGCCGGTCGTCGCCGCACCCGCAAGGGCCCCTCCGCCAAGGCCCTCAAGCGCGTCCTTAAGTCCCACGGACTCAAGTCGTCGGGCAAGAAGTCCACGCTCCGTGCCCGTGCCAAGAAGGCTCACCTGCTCAGCAAGGCTTAAATCTCTGCTGTAAATAATGCCTAAATACTCTCGTAAACTTCGCAGGACTCGGCGATCTCGCAGGGGCGGTGATGAGAACTATGTTGTTCCAAAGCAGGTCATGCCTGCAAATGAAAATGAAGCAGTACGTCCGCTCCTCAATGCAAAGGCGAGCCTTCAACCGGCATCTCTCCGAATTTTGAAACCCAAACAACAATCAGTCAGTGAGTTAGACTCTAGGAGGTCCAGCCTATCTACAACTCCAAAGAGCTCAATGGTGTATGGCATGGCTCGCCGCCGTAAGACACGTCGTCACCGCAAGTAAACAACCGCCCAACCCAGGGACGTCAATACGTCCCACATTGGTGCGTCGCCCTAGCCTGTAAATAATTTTTCTCGCTCTTATTCAAACAATCAATATGGGTGGTGGTCTTCTTCAGCTCGTCAGCTATGGTGCGCAGGATATCTACATTTCGGGCAATCCCCAGATCACGTTCTGGAAGGTGCTCTACAAGCGTCACACAAACTTCGCGATGGAGTCCATCGAGGTGACCTTCAACGGACAGGCCGACTTCAACAAGCGTGTGACGGCGGTGATCAACCGTAACGCCGACCTGATGTACCGCACATATGTCCAGGTGGTTCTCCCGGCGGTTGACTTCACATCGAACAGCGCCATCAACCGCTTCCGATGGCTCAACTACATCGGTCACCGTCTCATCAAGACGGTTGAGCTCGAGATCGGTGGTCAGCGCATTGACAGGCAATATGGTGACTGGATGCAGATCTGGACCCAGCTCTCTCAGGATGTTGGCACCACGGAGGCGCTCAACGACATGATCGGCAACACCCACGACCTCGTCTTGATGAAGGATCGTCGTGGCTATGCACTCGATGCGTCCTGCGCGGGCTCTGAGCTCACCAACAGCTGCGCCCCCCGTGCCGGCACCCCCGCGCGAACGCTCTACATCCCGCTCCAGTTCTGGTTCTGCCGCAACCCTGGTCTTGCGATCCCGCTCATCGCGCTCCAGTACCACGAGGTGCGAATCAACGTTGAGTTCGAGCAGTGGATCAACTGCACCTACTACGAGTTGGTTTCATCAGCCGGAACGCTGCCCACAAGCATCCAGTCGCTCACGGCTGCATCGCTCTACATCGACTACATCTACCTCGACACTGAGGAGCGTCGCCGGTTCGCCCAGCAGACACACGAGTACCTGATTGAGCAGCTCCAGTTCACGGGTGCCGAGTCGATCACAAGCTCGAGCAACAAGATCCAGCTCAACTTCAACCACCCGGTTAAGGAGCTCGTGTGGGTTGTTCAGCGCGACTCGTTCGTGGACTGCACGCCTAACCAGGTCTTCATCCAGGAGGTCAACGGATGCCAGCCGTTCAACTACACAGATGACTTCAGCACGGAGGGCATCGTGATGGACGTCCTCGCCCGTGGCTCGCTCGGTGGCTCTGGTACTGGAACTGGTATTACTCCCACAACAGCTGGTGACGGTCCTTCTGGACCTTACCTTCCAGGTATTGGTGCAAACCTTGGACCCTCTCTCAACGGCGCCTCATGGCTCGACACCAACCTCGGAACGGGTGGTAACGACCAGGCGATCGTGTTTGAGGACACGACCAACTACCTGCTCGCGAAGGTCATTCTTCAGTCTGGTGTTCGTTGCGAGGGCAAGAACCCGGTTGAGGTTGCCAAGCTCCAGCTCAACGGTCAGGACCGCTTCACGGAGCGCGAGGGACGATACTTCTCCCGAGTGCAGCCCTACCAGCACCACACTCGCACCCCGACTCAGGGTATCAACGTGTATTCCTTCGCGCTCAAGCCCGAGGAGCACCAGCCCAGCGGTACCTGCAACTTCTCCCGTATCGACAAGGCGACCCTCCAGCTCACGGTCAGTGTCAACACGGTGCGCTCTGGTCGCACTGCCCAGGTGCGCGTCTATGCAGTCAACTACAACGTGCTCCGCGTCATGAGCGGCATGGGTGGTCTTGCATACAGCAACTAAACACCAAAACAAAAAACCAAACAAGAAAACCCAAAAGAAACAAAAACAAATGTTGGTCAAAACTGACCGGGATTTGACTTTGTGTAACTACCACGAGACCCAAATGTGATAGTAGTTGATATTCGTATCGTGTGTGATTTTGTCTACAGTATAGTTGCAGTTGGAAAGTCCATTTGATCTCCATCGGTCGTCTGATAGATCATACCATACCATTTCAGAGTTTTTTTCGTTCCTTGATAAATCCTCTCGATATGTCGTATCGAGTTCAAGAATAAACTCTGGTATTCCTCTGAAATCGTGATGCCATAGTTTGATATTTTCCTTAAAACATCTCTGAACAAGCGAGACATCGTCACCTCCATAACCAATTAGATCATTTGGAAATCCATTAGCAGTCTCAAAACTTTGCGCGTCAAAGAAGCAGAGAGATCCACAACCATTTTCAAATCCACCGGCGTTTGTTAGCCCTGGCGGGTATGTAGTATATCGTATCTTTTTGGGAATTATATCAACGTTCTGAAATGCGAGGGCATTTATCTCACCATCCTTAAACAGCTTTTTTGCTTCAAGAAATCCACAGTTCTTTAGCTTTCCATAGTTGAATGGTTCGTCGTCGTTCTGCTCAATAACAATTAAAGTATACTTTGTGCCTTGTCCATTCAAATAACCGGCCATATACGGAATTAAGAAATCAAGTTGTGGCTTACGGTCAACATGCTTACCTCTTGCTCGGTAAGAAACTATTACGTACACGTGGATTTCTCCCATACATATATCATTGGATATAACTGTAAACTAATCCAAAGAAGGTTGGCGTGTAATCTTGAATTCGGGAAAGAACTGAACACATTCATAGTTAGAACTAGGAGGGAACCTCTTTGCAATCCGCCGGATGATCTCGGTTGCGAAGTTCCATGCCAAAATGATAACAATCACTTTTTTACCTGCGTATTCTTCGAGTTTTGCAGATCCAACCACTTGAATTTGAGTTCCGGCGGTAAACTTCCCCTGCTTCAGAACAGAGTCATCAATGATATACTCGGGAGCAAGCGGATTTGGAGAGGAATCAAAAATATAGTTCAAGAATACGTTACCCTTTGCAGCTGCTCCGAAACCAAGGATATGATATCCTGATTCAGAGTATGTCTTCAGAACATCCAGGCACTTCGCCTTTAGCCCATGAATAGATGAGGTATACTTGGTATAGAACTCATCGGTATAGAGTCCAAAACTTACCTCCTCTTGCAAGATGGCAGGGTCGGGTGTAGGAAAAACACCCTTTTTGATCTCAAATACATAGGAAACTCCATGGATTGGCGTCTTATACACATTGACAAGAGTGCACCCTGCATTCTTGGCAGCTTGCCTCATAGAGCGAACGGTAAAGAACGATACATGCTCATGGTAGATTGTATCAAACTCGTTATTAGCATACATATTCGCTTGTGATGTCTGAATTACGAGAAGTGTATCCTCAGTCATGACATTTGCACATGTAGCAATAAAGCCAACAGGATTTGTAACGTGTGCAACAACGTTCTCTGCAAGGATCAGATCGAGTTTAACACCATCAACGAGGGTGCATGGTTCAACCCCCCAGAACTTACAGTCGATTATGTGCCCCTTTGCGATTGCCTTTGGAACCTGATTACTAGCAGGATCTACACCATAGGTTGTCCATCCAAGTGCCTTGAACTCATCTAGCTGATATCCGTCATTGCATGCCAACTCGAGAATCGTAGGATTTGGCTTCGCAATCTGTCGAGTGTATGTCTCTGCAATGGTCTTAAAGTAATCTCGAAGAGTCTGTGAGGTTCCACTCTCATAAATGTAGTTCCTGAAGAGACTCTCTCGATCCACTATATAGCTAAGCTGCGTATGAGCACAGTGTATGCACCGATACACCTCTAACGGATATGTGGGAACTTTCTCAGCAGTGTCAGTAAACTCATTTGCAAGAGGTTGAGTGCCAAGATTAAGAACACTCTCAATCTTTGTATTGCGACAAATCAGACACTTCCGATGCAGTCCTTTCGGAGAGTTTACGTTATCTAAAAGATCGGTCTTATTATTGACGTAGTACTCGTGCAAGGTATCTTGCGTTCCTTTGAATGTATAGTCAAAGCGATCGCTCACCTTTGAAGTATCCATGTAAAATCCTATATCTTTAGATGTTGTAGTCATGCGTAAGCTTGTATTTGTCCGTGTGGCAATCGTCTCTGCGATGTCTCCAATTTTACCATTGAAAGATCCTACATTAAAGATGTCTTTTTCGACCGTTGTATCGTTCATGATCAGAGTAATGATGTTTAAGAGATCTGGATACCACAAGATTGACCTCCGCGAATGTGGGTTGGTTGCATTGACATATCCATATGAGAACGCAGAGTAGTACATACCATTGTACATCAGTTCGGGACGTATATTCTTCGAAATTCCCATAACAGATCCAAGTCGTAGCCCAATTGTCTTCTTGCCTAGTAACCGTGTGTCTTCCTCCCTTTTCCACATTGACCATTCATAGTTAGGAAGAGATGTTGTATCGATTGGGTCAGACTCCTTTTCGAACGGCTGATTATAATACAGAGATCCGGTTGTCGCATAGATACATACCTGTTGATCATTCATCTTTTTTACAAGATTCACGAGATCCACTACGTTTGATTCGTATAAACGCTGGCGGTCTTCAATCTCACAGTCTATTTTGCGAGAAAGCCCAGCAGCGAAGTAAAGAATTATGTCATATGTTGATATATCCACATCACTGCCAGTTGATTGAATGTGTGGAGGATGGGCGGTTGAGTCTAATGTATCAACGCATGTTAGATCATATGAATCTACAAGATCGTCGTAGAGCATAGACCCTATATAACCACATGCTCCAATAAGAATAACTTTCATAATCTAATACTATTACATTATACCTATATGCCTACCGCACATTCACTGATTTGGCCTGGAGAGGATGGCTCGATGTACATGCCAAGCGAGGAACGTAATCCCGATATGGATGTTGAGATGAAGATCCCTATTTTTATTATCCACTATACACCGCTCGTTGATCGTAAAGAACATATGCTTAGGCAACTTGCAGACCACGGACTGGAGGCTGAGTTTGTAACTCCATGGGATCGCGAGCACATCACTGACTTTACTTTTTTTGATACAGGAAGGATTAGTATTCGATGCATATCCAATCTTATGAAGCACTGTGAGGTCTACAAAAAGATGATTCAAGATGACATTCCATATGCAATCGTATTTGATGATGACGTTTGTCTCGCAAAAGATTTCAATAGAGTCATGAACGAGACAGTTAAGAACCTTCCATCTACGTTTGACATCTGTTACATTGGAGACATCTGTGGATTCCACATTGAAAAAACAAACCCTGATGTAAATGTCTACCTAAAAACGAATGAAGCAGGACCTGTTCTTAGTGATCGAGGTTATTATATGGAGACACTTGGATCTACTCGTGGACCAGCCTATCTCCTGACCAATGCTTGTGCTCACAAGATAATGAGTGTGTTTGTAAAAAACTATAAGATTACATCTCTTGGTCACGATCACTGGATGTGTTTTGTGGCGCGCGAGAAGAACTTGAACGTATATTGGAGTGAGCCTACATTTGTATGTGGAGGATCTGATATTGATACATTCAAGTGCAGTCTTGGTCATAAGGAATGGGCTAATGATGTAAAACGTGATCGTGTAAAAAAGTTCTTTACACGCGAAAACCTATCTATACTCAAATGATACATCTTCCAGTATCAGTTGGAGAGGGTGTGGATAAACTTACAATCTTAGACATCAAATGCAAGAAGATCAAAGACCCTGAGAGACTCGCTCATTGTGTAAAGGAATATGACGCTCTCTATTCCGAGCTTGAGAAATACACAACACGATTTCCATTTCACTATAAGGTTCTCTATACGATTAATGAAGACATCTGGAACATCCAAGATACGTTTCGTGAGTCACCGGACTTTAAGTCATGTCTTGACATTCTAAATAAGAACGATATGCGATTTCGCATGAAGAACATTCTCAATAATCTGACTAGCTCATACCTTCGCGAGCAGAAGGGATATCCCAAACGCCGTGCTCTGGTTATTCACCATCTAGGTCTTGGTGATCACGTATGCATGATTGGTGCTGTGCGATACATTGCACTTCAGCATGATGAAACCACCGTCTTTTGTTATGCTCGAAATGAGAAGAATGTTCGCTCTTTTTATAGTGATGATCCAAGTATCAAACTACAAATCGTTGACCTCAATGGTCCTTTCGAATATACCGCCTCTGATTACACGAACATCTATCTATCCGGCGAGCATGCAGGGGTCTGGAACAACTCTGACTTCCCAGCGTGCTTTTATGATCATATGAACATGGATCGTGGGATCCGCTATTCATATTTCCATATTCCAATATCGGCGAAGGCAACCGAACTATACGAGATGGTTCGATCTACACCGTATATATTTGTTCAGACTGCATTCTTGGGTAATCATGGAGGAGGAGTTGTGAATTCATTTCTGAAATGGGATATCAATGAAACTCTTACGCTTGATCCAAATAACAATCTATATCCCGAAGGACACGCGTGGTATGATGTAGCGCAGTCGTTTGTTAATCATCCTTTCAGTGACTACATCGAGGTTATCAAACATGCTAAAGAAGTTCATGTTGTCAACAGTTCGTTCTACTGTCTTGCTGCTCACCTTGAGCTTGATGCCGTGGTGAAGAAGTGTTATCTTCGTGAAACGGGTGAATATGACCCTAAGTGGAGCTTTAGGCCGTTTTAGATAACTCATAGACTGCCCACCCGTTCCGTTCTGTATCAGATCCATCAACACGCACCCATTCGGGGTGATCGGCAAACCACTGTAGGATCTTTGGACATTTTGCAGTCCGAGTATCATCAAGTAGATACACCGATGCGCGTGTTGTAGTAATCATCTTTTCAAACTCAAACCACGTCAGATATTCGGCTCCATCTAGCAGAATCACCTGGGGATCATTCATAGGCACATACTTGCAGTTCCAGAAGTGCATAACATCCTCAGTGTGCCATGCCACATTGATTGTAGGATGCACACTCCTGACCATGTTCCATGTTGGACATTCACTGTCTCTCAACATACGCCCATGGATGATCTGAATTGGTGAATAACCCTCCCATACCTTTGTCGCGTCAATTACACGATCCTTTGCAATCTCATAACTCTGAAGTGCAAAGGTATCTGTGCGGTTCTTGAAACCCTCATAAAAACAACACGTCGATCCTTGCCCATTCCAGGTCCCAATTTCAAGATAACGACTGAACTTGGGATCTGCTGCATACTTAGCAATCCATTGACCAAATGGACTATCTACTTTGATTTGACCTGTATTTGCTACGTTCATTTCTTATTTATGACAAACTATCATGTGCAACCATCCGCGCAACTAGTTCGGGAAACGTAGTCGTTGCCTTCCATCCAAGTTTATACCACGCCTTTGATGGATCACCAATCAAGAGTTCAACCTCTGCAGGTCGGTAGAACTCCGAGTTGATTCGGATGATCACACGTCCTGATTCATCCTCTCCCGTTTCATTGATTCCCTCGCCCTTCCAGATAATCTTACCCCATGCAGTCTCCAGAAACTCTCGGACTGTATGCGTTTCACCTGTAGCAAGGATGTAGTCATCCGGGGCATGTTGCTGAAGAATTCGCCACATTCCCTCTACATAGTCAGGTGCATATCCCCAGTCCCTACGAGCATCAAGATTTCCAAGCTCAAGCACGAAGTCAGGATCCTTCTTCAGACGAGCAATGCCCTTTGTGATCTTGCGCGTAATGAACTCCTCTCCACGACGCTCAGACTCATGATTGAACAGAATACCGTTACAGGCAAACATTCCATAGCTCTCACGATAGTTCTTCACGATCCAATATGCATATAACTTTGCAACTCCATACGGACTTCTGGGATAAAAGGGTGTCGTCTCTGACTGAGGCGTCTCTTGGACCTTACCATACAACTCTGAGGTCGAAGCTTGATAGAACTTGGCTCGGTTCAAGTGCATCGATCGGAGGACCTCAAGAATACGGAGGGGTCCAAGGGCATCCACCTCTGCAGTAAACTCGGGTTGACGAAAGGATGTGTGTACATGAGACTGTGCCGCAAGGTTGTAGACCTCAATGATCTTATAGTGTGACACTTCCTCAAACACAGTTCGCAGGGAGTTTCCGTCACAAAGATCAGCCTCTCGAAGGAAGAATCGGGGATGGGTTAAGATATTAGTGATCCGCTCGGTGTTTGAGCGAGATGTCCGCCGGGCAATTCCGTAGACATCGTAGTCCTTTGAAAGTAAGAGCTCTGCGAGGTAAGAACCATCTTGCCCGGTTACGCCGGTTACAACTGCCGCGCGATTCATTTGATTAGTCTAGGTAATATCGTGAAGATTCTTTCATCTACAAATAGAAATGTGGCGAGCAGAGGATGTGATCTGTGGCGATCGTTTCTTAACTGCATTTCCCAACAACTATTTCAAGACAGACATCTTCTATGTGAGGGGTACATTTTCATGGCGTGGGCGCGTGATCTATCCTCCTAGGTTACAACGGGTGATTCTTGCTGGACATTCAGATTATCCTCTTACAGATGAGATTGCGGATCGATACCCTCGGGCTACATGGTTTTCAACAAACACCCAGACCAAACGAGTTAACGGGATTCCTCTTGGAATCACAAATGACACGGATGAATCACCAATTCACCGTATCTATGGTAATATTCCTATGATGCTTGAAGTTGCACAGCTTCCTCGCCAGATTAAGAACCTCGTGTATTTGAACTTTGCAGTTCATACGTATCCTTCTGAACGAGGTCCTGTTAAGGAGATGTTTACTGGAGTGCCATGGGTCACACATGGTGAGAGTGTGAATACCTTTGAAGGACGCCGTATATTTTTGGAAGATATTCGAAATCATACATTCGTATTGTGTCCTCGTGGAAATGGGATTGACACTCATCGTTTATGGGAAACGCTCTACATGGGGAGTATTCCCATTGTAAAGCGCGATGTTGCACATGCCGGATGGATGGACTTGCCTATTCTATTTGTGGATGACTGGAAGGAGGTTACACAGGACCGTCTTCTTGCCGAACAGAAACGAATCGAATCAACCACCTGGAATATGGAGAAGCTTCGGGTTGGTTATTGGATTTCCCGTATCAAATCATTTATAAATTAGATCAATGAGACTTTCTTTCATACATGGAAAACTGAGACAGGCGGACCCTATATTTTACGGACAAATGGGTGAAGATAAGCACATTCACTTTAAATATTTCCCTACACTCCGAGGAGGAACATTTCTAGAGATGGGTGCTCTTGATGGAGTGAAGTACTCAAATACAAAGTTCTTTGAGGACAGCATGGGGTGGTCTGGAGTCCTTATCGAACCGATTCCATCGGCATTTGAACTACTTCGCACAAACAGGCCTAGATCTAAATCCTATAATCTTGCAGTTTCTAAAACGGAAGGATTTCTTGAGATCTATAACCACGGTGCCGTTAGTTCTTTAAAAGAGAACACAACCAAAGAGTTCTTTGAAGGATGGCACAAGAACAATAACATTGAAATCATTAAGGTTCCCTCGAAACGCCTTGATAGCGTTCTACATGATTCAGGAATCAAACGAATTGATTTTTGGTCGCTTGATGTAGAAGGATCTGAATTTGAAGCACTTCAAACAATGGACTGGACAATACCCGTCTACCTTATTTGCATTGAGAAGCAAGGTGACCGTAAAGCGTTATGTGATTCTATTCTACGTTCTAACGGATTTATATTTACTGAAGAGTTGGCACATAATGAAGTTTGGATTAACCCAGCTCATCGCAGGAAATACTGAACGTCCAAGCGTGTAGTGCCTTCAGGGACATACATTGGATCAGACCATGAGTTGAGGATACATACGGGGAGCTTTGCATAAAGATGATCTAGGTTACCATGAAGAACAACAGGTATTGCACCACACGCAAGAGCTTCATAAACTCGATGTGTATCTTCACCTGTTCCAATAGGACATAGAACAAATTTTGAATGACACATGTCATCGTAATATTCGGGTTGTCCCCGACCGGCCGGATCCTTCCTGACTACGCGCGGGTCATTCTCAAATGCCTTCAAGCAGTTAGTACGGGCTATGACATTTGTTCCCGCTGAAAAGTTACAGTAGATCTCAATGTGGCGATCGGTAGATGGACGAATATTTGGAACATGCTTGAGACCACTATCTGGAAATCCAAGTGGTATTGTTGTTAACTGAGGGTGTTTGACAGTTGTATTGATCGCCCAGATGTGAAGAGCGCGGGGCAGCGTTCGTGCAAGTCGTGCTGCATCAAACGGTTCATCTGCATTATGAATGATCAGATTGAACCTTTTTGGAGTTGTGAGCCGAATCCTTAAAAACTGATCAAGGTATTCCCCATTAATGAAGACCCAGTCACCATGTCTAGAACCATAATGCATGAAAGGGCGTTCCTGATACCTCGGATCGTAAATCCAGGTGCACAGATCAGAGAACGCTTTTCCGGAGATCATTATAATGGTTAAGGTCTTTTCTTTTTGTCTATATGGACCGCCAAATCCACGGTACTATCCAGTTCCGATGCTGCAGAATATAGACTTGATCGGACGGCACTTCCCAGATTGGAAGGTCTATCTGTACACCTCGCCTGATGTGGATGGGGAGTTCCTGCGACAGGTTGTTCACTACTCGAATGTAGTCTTGCGCCCGACGGGAAAAGTAGGAATCATCAATATGATTGAACGATTCTTTGCAATCGATGAACCCGACGTGGAAATCATGTTTGTTCGGGATGCAGATAGTCATGTTCATTGGAAAGACCGATGGGCAATCCGAAGTTTTCTTTCAAAGCCTCACTTTCTAGCCCATGCGATCCGTGATCATCCAGAACATACATCAAGTTTAATGGGAGGAATGTGGGGAATTCGAAAATCTGCAAGGTTGAATATATCAAAACAGTATGAGATGTTTCTGAAAGACCCAATCGATCGTGGATACGGTCGTGATCAGAGTTTTCTATCAACCTATGTGTATCCCTACATTCGAAATGTCCTACTGGTTCACATAGGTGAGGGACCGGCATACGATAGAGAACACGCCATCAAGTTTCCGTTTCCATATTCAGATACCTTCTTCTGTGGACGCGATGATGGCTCTAAGTTTGTTGATGTGCCGGAGCCGACAAAACGCGCTGTATTCTCCTTTTTAAAGTCATCACCGTAATCAATGATTGGTGTTGCTATACCGTGCTATGAAAAACACTTTCATCTTCTTGCAACCCTGATTGACAATATATCCAAATCAACTGTCCGTCCAGACCATATTACAGTGTCATGTTCATCTTGGACACACGATCGCAGAACGGACACCCTCTACGATGGAATACCTGTTTCAATTCAGTACTCTAAGAAAGTGCTGAACCAAGCTACTAATCGAAACATTGCAGCTGGTATGCTAAATACGCACCTCATTTCATTCATAGATGCAGATGATCTGATGCATCCCTCACGTCTTGAGTATGTGATCCGAGCGTTCAAAGAGGGACCATACCATGCGATCTATCATAATTTTACATGGGAGCCGATTAGTCATTATTTTAATCCATTTGATCCCATTGACGAGTTCAATCTGCTTTCAAATCCGGTCGTTCCAGATCCAAATGCAGTTGGGCTTCTGGTTGATGACTCGCCACATGGTCTTCACCACGCACATGTTACGGTCAGACGAGATGTATTCAATCGGTTTAAATTTGATGAAAGTTGGGAAGCATATCGAAGGGAGGATTCATTGTATGGCAGGATGTTGTCTGAGAACGGTGTATCATTAGGCTATCTTGCAAACAAACTAACGCGGTATATTTTCACACCTAGTTAATAAATGCACATTAAGGCAATTGGATCGCGCGCACAGGTCATGCATGGAACGGCTGATCACACAGCTGGAGGACTTAAGAAGGGTGATCTCAAGATGAACAAGTGGGGTCGTATCGTCTCACGTAAGAAGTCAGCTCGTATGTCCCATGGAAAAACTCGCCGTAACAAGTAATGCGGTTGATCTCATTAATTGGTGCTGCGGTATGGGTCGACTTTATTGTAATGTTGATTACCAAGCTTGGTCCCGGACAGCGTATTCCGTTTCTCCCTCCTGCTGGTGCGCTGAAGTTATGGTATGATAAGTTTGGATTGGCTGCCGTCTCTGCAGATGTTCTCAGTGCAGTGTTGGGAGTTCTGATTGCCATGTTCATATTCCCAAATGCCTGGGGACCCTCATTGGTCGCAGGTGCTATTTTTGTTCAGATTATTCACGATATATTCTTCTACTTTGTTGTAATCCGGGGACTGCCACATGGGCAGAATCAGATGATTGATGTCTTCAAATCCTACGCAGATGAGGGTGGATTGACAATCCTGTTGGCAGATGCGTTAATTATGACCGGAACTGTCGTGATTGCAACCGTGTGGGATCTGCTCTTCTCGTATCGGTTTATTGCGTTTCAGACGTTACTAGGCATGTACTCGTTGATTTATATTACCTATACTAAGTAATGAGCGGAGGATTATTTGGAACGCACCTTACACTTAACCCAAAGTGCCTAGTGTTTTCCCTGTTTGTATTGATTGTCTACTGGATGCCACATTTCAAGCCCCTGGAGCACCGCATTCTGATGGCGTTCCTACTGGCCTGCGTTGCATATGTTGCACTTGCATGGTATGATATGATCTACGATTGTAAGGATCGGCTGAAGCCTACCTTTCTGGGATGGATGTGGGGCTGGGCTAAGCCACCTTCCTATATGAAGGAGTTTATGGACTTACCCGAACGTGAGCAAAAGCTGGTCCGCACGATTGACATTGTGGTCTTGATCGGAATCGCTGTTCTGTTCTTTCTTCCTTTCCTTGTCAAACACTGATGAACTTAAACGTATCAATGCACTACACAGAAATGCAAACGGCAATATCAGACGAAATTCTAGGACTCAAGTTCAAGCATTTCGTACATGATTGGTTAGCGCTGAACTCCATTATGCAAAAACAAGAATGGGAACCACATATTAGGCGATTTACCCAAGTCTATAACGCATTGTATAGAACTAGAAACATACTTGATATTGGGGCAAACTTTGGATATCATACACTGCTTTTTGCGCGAGAGTGTTCTGGAAATGTATATGCATTTGAACCCCAGGTGCAGAATTTTCAACTACTTGAAGACAATCTGAGACTCAATAATGTCAACAACGTTATCTTATCTAGTTTTGCATGTGGAGACCAGAACTGCGACATAAAGATGCCAATCTATAACCGTAGTCACACGATAAATATGGGTGACATTACACCGAATTTTGATTGCGACAATAATGAGTTTAGCATCACTAGATCAGTTTTGTTGGACGAACTTGAGTTTCCATCAAAAATAGACCTACTGAAGTTGGATGTTCAGGGTTGGGAAAAGAAAGTCCTGTTAGGAGCAACAAAACTACTTAATACTCACAAACCCGTGCTAATCATCGAGTTTGAGTGGTTCCAACTAGTAAAGACAAACACTACGTGCGAGGAACTGTTTGAGTATATTAGGCAACTCAATTATCACATATTTTATTTAGATCATAGTGTACCATGCGATCACGTGTGCGTCCATAATGATACACTCGCAGAGTTCAGATTGAAGTTTAAGAACTACATCTTCCCTCATACGCAGAACAATGACATGAATAACAACGTTGTTCATGGAGTATGTGAAAAGATAGTTATGTAGAAGTAATGGCAGTTCCGAAAGACTTCGTAGATGGAGCAATCAAATCGGTCAACTGGACAGCAGGTAAGTTTGACTTGCTTCCGATCGTCTTTGGTATTGTGATGGCACTGATTGACATCAGTATGATGGGGACACTCAAACTGGTGGACCAAGGAAAGCTGGCATACGCGATTGGCTTCCCGATTGCTACTCTGCTCTACGCGTTTGAACCGTATGTCTTCCTGAAGGCGATGACCCATTCCAATATGGTGGTGACAAACTTGATCTGGAACTTGGCATCCAATATCTTGGTGACACTTTCAGGCGTCTTCTTCTTTGGCGAGAGCATCAAGGGTCTCAAGTGGTTGGCAATCGGACTCAGTCTCTTCTCCTTAGCAATTTTTGCATACGATAAGTAATGAAGACACTCAAACAACGCCTTAAGGCTGCCAAGAAGAAGTGCTCACCCGGATATGATGTATATTATTACCGAATGAACCGAAAAGGCGAGTTCTGGAGCTGCCTTCCTTCTGGATTGAATAGACCAAAGACACGTCGGGTGCGTAGAAGAACTTAGACACCGAGCCTCAAGGATACATAAATGGACGACCTTGTTGTAGCAAAGACGGTTCAGACGTCGCCGATCCGCACCCTCGCCGAGGGACTCAAGTCCATGCTGGTGGAGATGAGCCTTGTTTTTGATAAGGATGGCATCAGGATGATTGCTATGGATAACACGCGCACGGTTTTGACTCACATGCGTTTGTATGCGTCCAAGTTTGAGAAATATGAATACAACCACTCTGCGCCGAAGCTGGATGTGGGTCTCAACACGGATCACTTCTACCGTATTGTGAAGACCGTGACGAACGATGACACGATCACATTCTCTGTTTCCAAGCATGAGTCTAACCACCTGACGATCACGATTGAGAACGGTGAGAAGGGTCGCCGCACCAAGTATCGCCTGAATCTGCTTGATCGGGATGATTCAGACATCACGATGCCGGAGACGGAGTTCTCTGCTCACACGACCATCCCTTCTTTGGACTTCCAGAAGATCTGCCGTGACATGACCCTGCTATCAGCAAAGACAGTGGAGATCAAGAAGGTCGGAAGTATCCTGACGTTCGCCTGCAAGGGTCCGTTTGCACAACAGACAGTTACAATGGGTGATGCTGCAACAGATATCTCTACTGTGAAGAGTGATTCAGATGCGATCGTGAGTGGAACATACTCTCTTCCTCACTTGGTTCTCTTTACCAAGTGCTCTAACCTGTCTAATAATCTCGAGCTCCACATGAAGAACGATTGGTTCCTGATGATCCGGTATGTCATTGCGAACCTTGGCGACATCAAGCTCTGCCTGATGCCGTGTTCCACATAAAACTACTTCTTACTAAACTACAATGCCTAGGACTCCGAGAAAAACATCATCTCGTCGCCGGAAAACATATCGGCAACAAGGTGGCGATGTTGCATCTGTTGAGGCACTCATTCGGAGCACACCGATTGGAAATGTCCATATCATTAACCCAGCAAGCCGATTTGTTGTTGTGACATACTGGTGGGGAAAAGAGAACATGAACCGAAACCTCCAGAACCCTTGTCCAGAGGACATCATGGAAGCTGCCAAAAAACAGGTCCTTCTTGAAGTAGGACGCACACAGGGATTTCCAAGGAATATTTTGGATGAAGCAAACCGCCTTAAGCAAAAGCCTTCACTCACAAGTGCAGAGAAGGAGTATTTTGAAATCCTGCAGAAAAAGTTCAAGGACTGGACAGCAACTACATTGGCGAGCATTCCAGATCTCCGAGATCGCATTAATGCAATCGTGAGACAGATTGAGCCCGGTATTCTTGCACGACCGGGTTCTGTGAAACCACGTGGATTTCCAGAGATGATTGCCGAATGGGAAGACTACTGTAAAAAGGTGGGGGTGAATTATGTTGCAGTCAACACGGAGTTTCCTCGTTCAGACTACCAAAATGCCATCAACGGAAAACCACTCTTTATCAAGCAAGCACTGGATGCAGTCAAGCCCCGAAATGTCCTATACATTGATGGCGATATGTGGATGTTGAAGTATCCTCATCTTTTTGATCTTGAGAATGTGGACTTTATGGCTCGTGGTTGGAATGTAGATCCTCGTACGAAAGAGAAGGCAATACAGAGGCCATATTTTGACCCATATACTCTTGAAACATCTGGAGGAACAATGTATTTCGGAAACACCCTTGCAGCACGTGAGCTTTTGGATGCTTGGGAGGAAGAATCAAACAAACAGATTGGAAAGGCTGATGATCGTATTCTTTCCCAGGTCTTTACGAAGGACTCTATGATATTGAAGACGAACACAATTCAGCTTCCAATTGAATATCTGTGGCTCACAGACAACTATAAGAGTTATCTGAAAGGTCCGGAAGATCCAGCGTCTAAAGACGATGCATTTATTGAACACTTTTACTGCTTAACAGGTGAAGAACGAGCTGCAGAACAGGGTGCTGCTGCTTCTGGACGCACACCTGAAGGATATGAGGAAGAAGTTACGGATAATATCAACTACAAGCGTCCCACAGAGCTGATTTATGAACACATCTTCTTTGACGGCGACAAGAACAAGTGTGATGGATTTGCACGGTATTTCAAATACCTAGCAGGTGCAAAGGGTATTTTTACAGAAAAACCACTGGCAAAAATCGTGAAACTTGAAGACATGTATGG